AAAACTACTCATGCAATACTCAGTTTTGGAAAGTGATATTAATGAAATTTTAAAAATTGGCTTAAGAGGTTGATATGGCAATAAAAAAATTAACAAAGAGGCAGGAGAGCGCAATGCGTAGGCACTCCCAACATCATACAAAAAAACATATGGATTTCATGCGTAAACAAATGCTTGCTGGAATGACGTTTACAGAGGCGCATAAGTTAGCAATGAGGCGAGTTGGTAAATAGTTTACAACCCTCACAAAATTTGTTATAAAGAACCAAACTAGCAATAGTTTTAGTTCTTAATTTTTATTTGTATATCCCCAAATATTACCGCCCCTCGTGGGCGGTTTTTTGTGATTTCAGGTTTTTTATTAAACCTTGGGTAACGTGTCTCGCTCCCGAACCGTTGCCCTAAATATTATGGAGGTTCTATTAATGAGAACATCACAGCAAGGTATTGATTTAATTAAACATTTTGAAGGATGCAAACTTGAAGCATACGAGTGTTCCGCAGACGTTTGGACGCATGGGTGGGGTCATACCAAACATGTGCAAGAAGGCGACAAAGTAACACAAAAAGAGGCTGATAAAAATTTATTATATGATATACAAATGATTGAAACGCATATGACAAGATTAATAAGGGTCGAGTTATTACAGCATCAATGGGATGCCATCGTATCCTGGTGTTTTAATTTAGGTTGTGGAGCGTTAAGGCGATCAACCATGTTATTAGTAATGAACAGCAACGATTTGGAAGGTGTTACAAAAGAATTAGTCAGATGGAATCTGGTGAAAGGTAAGCTATCAAAAGGGTTAGAGCGTAGAAGGAAATCAGAGGCGCATTTATTTGATACAGGAAAAATAGATTATTTTGATAGCAAACCAAAGAAAAAATCAGATGACAAATGAAACAAAAGACATAATTGATTACGTTGCAGCGGGAACTGGTGTATTATCACTAGCTCAATGGTTACCACCGATTGCAAGTTTATTTACGATTGTTTGGTTAGGTATTAGAATTTTTGAATCAGATACGGTACAGAAATTAATAAAGAAATGACTTTAAAAATAAATTATATTTCTTGTGATTTACTAATACCTTATGTAAATAATTCAAGAACTCATAATGATCAGCAAGTAAAACAAATCGCATCATCAATTAAAGAATTTGGTTTTACTAATCCTATTCTCATCGATGAGAACAAAGGGATAATTGCAGGACATGGTCGTTTGTTAGCGGCTGATCTCTTAGGTTTAGATGAGGTTCCTACGATAACCTTAAAAGGTTTGACAGAGGCGCAGCGTAAAGCATACGTTATTGCCGACAATCAACTCGCTTTAAATGCAGGGTGGAATTTTGATTTGCTTAAGGTTGAGATTGATCGTCTAAATGAATTGGACTTTGATGTTGATCTATTAGGTTTTGAAGATGACTTTTTAGCATCGCTTTTAAATGAGCCTACCGAGGGCTTAACCGATGAAGATGCTGTTCCTGATGCTCCCGAAAACCCTGTAACGGTTGAGGGTGATGTCTGGATATTGGGAAATCACAGATTAATGTGTGGGGACTCAACGAGTATTGATGCAGTAGATAAGCTGATGGACGGCAACAAAGCCGACATGGTTTTTACTGATCCTCCTTATGGAATGTCATACGGTGGAGGTAGAGCAGCAGGGTCTACACCTAAAGGTGCGCGAGTAAAAGCACATGGGATGATTTTAGGCGACGATTTTAAAGGTGATGATTTAATTGAAATGATTCGTGATGCTATTGGTTCAGCTATCACCGTTTCAAAAAGTGGTAGTTCAAAATATATTTGTTTTCCTTGGAGAACTTACACAGAGTTTCAAAAAGCGTTATTTAAAATAGATGTAATTCCATCTGCTTGTATTGTATGGGACAAAAAATCAATTGGTCTTGGAAACGCAGATTATAGACCGCAACATGAGTTTATATTCTATGTTAAAGGGGATGATTGGCATGGAGATAAATCTCAGTCTGATGTATGGCATATGTCACGAGGCGCAACTAGCAAATATGTGCATCCAACACAAAAACCTGTTGAGTTAATAGAGAAAGCTATTAATAACTCATCAAAAGGTCAGGATGTAATAATTGATGTTTTTGGCGGTTCAGGTTCGACATTAATTGCCTGCGAAAAAACAAATCGCTACTGCCGCATGATGGAATTAGACCCTAAGTATTGCGATGTCATTATTAAACGGTGGGAAGAATTTACTGGTCAACAAGCGATCCTTGAATCAACTGGAAAAACATTTAGCGAAGCCGCATGAAAAAAGGAAGGCAAGGTGAGGGCGGTGGAAAGCCTAAAGTTAAATTTGATAACAATCAAATTGATCAAGTAGAAAAATTATCTGCGATGCTTTCAAAATCACAATTATCTGATTATTTTGGGATTTCAGAAAATACTTTTAGGGCGATAGAGGATCGACAGCCCGAAGTATCTGAGGCTTATAAAAAGGGAAAAAGCAAAGCAATTGCTTCTGTAGCGGCGTCGTTATTAAACCAAGCGCAAAAAGGCAACATGACAGCAGCAATCTTTTATTTAAAAACTCAGGGTCAATATAAAGAAGACCAAGTGGTTGAGATGGAAATACCACCAATAAACATTACTTTAGACAGTCGTGCAGCTAACGCTCCCACAAAGTGAAATATTTTTAAACAACGCAAGATTCAGGACGGTTGTTGCGGGTAGGCGATTTGGCAAAACATATTTAGCCGCTGCTGAATTATTACGAGCTGCGATAACGGGAACAAACAAAAACTGTTTCTACTGCTCACCTACTTATGGAATGAGTAAGGAAATACAGTGGCAGATGCTTTTAGACATGATTCCAGAGGAATACATTGCTAAAACAAATGAAACAGCTTTGACCATAACACTTATCAATGGATCAATAATTTATTTAAAAGGCGCAGAAAAACCTAATAATTTACGAGGCAGAGCGTTAGATTTTTGTGTACTAGATGAGTTTGCTGATATGCGCCCAGAGGCATGGTTTGAGGTATTACGACCGTCTTTATCGGATAGGCACTCTAACGAATCACCAACCAGAGCATTATTTATTGGAACACCGAAAGGGCGTAATCATTTCTATGATTTATGGGCAAAAGGTGTTGATAAACAAGATGAATGGGCATCGTTTCAATTTACGACCATAGAAGGTGAAAACGTACTCCCAGATGAGATCGACCAAGCAAAATCAGATTTAGATGAGCGCACCTTTAAGCAAGAATATGAGGCTGCATTTGTTACTTATAGCGGTTTAATTTATTACAACTTTTCGAGAGAAGAGACAGTGATCGCAACTGCGAAACACCAACACGAAATTTTGTTAATTGGGATGGACTTTAACACTGACCCTATGAGTGCGGTTGTTGCCATACGGAAAGGGAATACACTGACTTGCGTTGATGAAATTGTCATCTATGGATCAAACACAGATGAGATGGTAAAAGAAATTAATCATCGCTATCCACATAGACAAATAGTGATTTTTCCAGACCCCGCTGCAAGACAAAGAAAAACCAGCGCGGGTGGTAGAACAGATTTGAGCATTTTGCAAAACGCAGGATTCCACGTTAAAGCAAAATCAAAACACGATGTCGTAAGAGATCGGATTAACAGCGTAAACGCACGTTTAAAAGCGGCAGATGGCGAAAGGCATCTATTTATAACAGCGAACTGCAAACAAGTGATTAAATCCCTTGAAAGGCAGACTTACAAAGAGGGTACTTCAATACCCAATAAAGATGACGGTTACGATCATATGAATGATGCTCTGGGTTATTTAGTTTCCTATTTATTCCCAGTTCAGACAATCTATGACGTAGAGCAACCAAAGCGTTGGACATAATATGCAAACAGACATTGAATACACATCAAAAGACTACGATGATAATAAAGAATCATGGGAGTTTTTTCTGCGCTCTTACATGGGTGGACAAGATTATAAAGACGGACAATACCTTACTCGATATGTAAACGAGGATAAAGATTCTTACGCTAGACGTATTGATTTAACTGCAATCGATAACCATTGTCGTAATATCGTACACATTTACTCCAGTTTTCTTTGGAGAGTGCCACCTACAAGAAATTACAATAGTTTGTCAAACGATCTAGCACTTGAATCATTTATTAACGATGCTGATTTAGATGGTCGTTCACTCAATGCTTTTTTAAGAACTGCACA